CACCGACGTTTTTCTGCGTCGGGAGGCGGCAGCGATACAACACCCGCAAGGGGAAAGCTGTCGGCCGGTCTGTATCCCGGTTTCTAACCTCCCGACTTCCTCGGTGCGGCGCTTAGAAACGTCTCGCCGAGGCCACAACTCGGATACAGGAGACGTCTCCATGCCTCATGGCGCCCCTTCCACGCCCGGCAACGCTGCCGCGCGTCAGATTTCGCTCGCCTTCGGCCTGATCGCCGACACCCTCGAATGGCCCAATGAGGACTACCAGGCGTTCATTGCCCGGCTGGTCGGTGTGGGCGTGTCCCCGCTCGCCATCACCCTGGGCGACGTACTGATGGCCTACACCGCACAGTGCGATGCCCGTAGGGACGCCCGTGGCGCTGATGGTAAGGGGGCGCACTGATGGCGCCGCCCAACAACGTGACCATCCCCGAGCCATGCCTGCGTCCGGTCATCGTGCTGGAGACGCCGATTCCTGGCCTCGGCCTGCGTGCCTCGTTCGACCAGCACAAGATCCTGTTTCTGGCGCTGGTACACATCGAGTCGGACACAGCAGCGACGTTCACCGCGCATCACTCTCGCAACGTGCTAAGGACCGCTACCGGGGGAATCCAGATCGGAACCGTCGTCTACCTGCTCGCCAAGGGCGAGGCCGAGCGCTTCTTCCAATGGCTACGCACGGGCGAAAGCTACCCAGGCGGGGTGAACTGATGGCCAGCAGTAACGGGCATACGCCGGTACTGCCCGGCCCGATGGATCGCGGTGCGCAGGTCATCGGCAGCGCCGACTACCTGCGACTGTGCCGCATCGCCGACGCAGCCGCGTTGCTGGCCAAGCTGCCGAGCGAAGCGGCAAAGATGCTGGATATCAAAGCCGACCACACGTCTGCCGTAGCGCAGTACATGGCCGAAGACCTGGCCGCGATCCTGAGCCGATCCCGCCCTGCAGACGAGTAATGCGCCACCCGGCCCCGACGGCGCGCCAACGCCGCCGGGGGCGGTCAGGAGAGAACCATGCAACACCACCGCACCGCCGCTCATGCGGCGAACGAAGGCTGAGCCGCCATGCAAGAAGAAATCCGCCAACAGGTACTGTCGCGCGTCCAGCGCGACTATGGCCTTAAGCACCGTAGCGGCACCGAGTACATGCGCGGGGGCAAGTGCCCCCACTGCGGCAAGAAGGAGCTTTACACCAGCTACCTCAAGCCGTGGGTGCTGCGCTGTGGCCGACAGGCCAAGTGCGGGCAAGAGGTGCGCGTGCGCGACCTCTACGATGACCTGTTCGACGACTACTCCAAAAGCAACCCCCAGACGCCACAGGCGCCGCATGCTGCCGCTGACGCCTACCTGGCCACCGGCCGGGGATTCAATGTGAAGCCGCTGCGCGGCCTGTATACGCAGGAAAGCTACTACGACCGCACGAAGCGCGAGGGTACCGCCACGGTGCGGTTCCCGCTGGTGAAGGGCGGATGGTGGGAACGGTTGATCGACCGTCCTCACCGCTTCGGCAAGCAGAAGGCCCGCTTTGCGCCGGGTGAGAGCTACGCGGGCGTGTGGTGGGGTGCTGCCGCACAGGATCAGCTGCGCACCGCCCGCGAGGTCTGGATCGTGGAGGGCATCTTCGACGCCATCGCGCTCCTGCAGCGCGGCATCTGCGCCGTTGCCGCCATGTCGAGCAACGCCTACCCGGAACTATCCCTCAAGGAACTGCGGGATGCCCGCCCCGGTGACCTGCCGGTGCTGGTGTGGGGACTGGACAATGAGCCGGGCGCGCGCGCCTACACCATCAAGCATGCCCGCCGGGCCGAGAAGCTGGGCTATCGCTGCATGGCCGCGCAGATCGAGCAGGTGGGCGAGAAGAAGACCGATTGGAACGATCTGCACCTGCGTGCGCAGGCGGCGGAGGACGGCGACGCACAGTGGCAGGCCGACCTCGACCAGGCGCGCCACAACGGCGCGGTGCTGATGGCGCGCACGGCCGTGGACAAGGGCCTTGTGATCTACCAGCGCGAGCAAAAGACCGAGTTCCACATCGAGTTCGCCTCGCGCCTATTCTGGTTCGAGTTCGACGCGGTGCGCTTCGACAAGATGATGCGCGAGAAGAATCCCGACGACGAAGAAGGTACGCTCAGCGATGAGGTGATGGCCAAGATCCAGCGCGCCTGTGCGTCTGTGCAGCAGATCGCCAACTGCTACCCCGAGGCGCTCTACTTCCAGCGCCACGAAGCGACCGACGAAAGCTGGTACTACTTCCGCGTTGACTTCCCGCACGACGCGCCATCGGTAAAGGGCACCTTCACCGGCGCCCAGGTGGCCAGTGCCACCGAGTTCAAGAAGCGCATCATCAGCCTTGCCCAGGGTGCTGTGTTCAGCGGTAGCGGCCAGCAGCTGGACCGGATGATGGAAGACCAGCTGTTCAACATCAAAAAGGTCGACACGGTCGACTTCGTCGGGTACAGCCCCGAACACAAGGCGTACATCTTCCCTGACCTGGCCGTGCGCGCCGGCGAGGTCACCCTCGCCAACGCCGAGGACTACTTCGAGTTCAACAAGCTGCGCATCAAGACCACGCAGCGGTCGATCCGCATGGACATCCAGCGCGATCACGAAAACTACTCCACCGACTGGCTCGGCTGGCTCTGGACGTGCTTTGGCACACACGGGATCGTGGCCCTCACGTTCTGGTTCGGCTCGCTGTACGCCAATCAGATCCGTAGCAGTCACAAGTCGTTCCCGTTCTTGGAAGCCACGGGCGAGGCCGGCGCCGGCAAGACCACGCTGCTCAACTTCCTATGGAAGCTGCTCGCCCGCGCCGACCATGAAGGCTTTGACCCCGCCAAGTCCACGAAAGCCGGCCGCGCCCGCGCCATGGGGCAGATTTCCGGCATGCCCATTGTGCTGCTGGAAGCCGACCGCAGCGACAACGGGGACAAGGCGCACGCCAAATCGTTCGAGTGGGACGAACTGAAGGACTACTACGGCGGCGGCACCCTGGCCACGCGCGGTGTGCGCAACGGTGGCAACGAAACCTACGAGCCGCCGTTCCAGGGAACCATCGTCATCAGCCAAAACGCGCCTGTTGATGGCAGCGAAGCCATTCTCACGCGCATCGTGAAGCTGCATTTCAAGAAGCCGACTGCGACGACCGAGAGCCGGCAGGCTGCGGACAATCTCAATGCGCTACCGGTTGAGAAGCTGAGCTACTTCCTGCTGGCAGCGCTCAAGGCGGAAACCGCCGTGATGGAGAAGTTCGCCGAGCGCGTTCGGTTCTACGAAGCCAGGTTGCGCGAAGAGAAGGAGCTGCGCGTCGAGCGCATCATCAAGAACCACGCGCAGATGCTTGCCCTGCTCGATGCGCTACGGCTGGTGGTCAACCTGCCGGAACACATGGTGCGCGAGACCCGAGACGCCCTGGTCAAGATGGCCACCGAACGTCAGGACGCCATAGGCGCCGATCACCGCATCGTCTCCGAGTTCTGGGATGCATACGAGTACATCGAGATGCAGGCCAGTGGCGACAGGCGAACCGTGCTGAATCACTCGCGCGACGAAACCCGCATCGCCATCAACCTCAACGAGTTCATTCAGAAGGCGGGCTACTACGGCCAGCAGGTGCCCGACATTGGCGACCTGCGCCGACTGCTGGTTGAGTCCAAGCGCCACAAGTTCGTGAGCGCCAACACCGCCGTCAACAGCGCAATCCGTTCCACCCCGATGCTCAGCAGCACCGTGAAGTGCTGGGTGTTCCAGAAGTAAGACCCGCAGCAACAGCAAAGGCCCGGCGGGGAGTGCGCCAACACCGCCCCCCAAGGCCATCCACCAACGAAGTTCAGGAGAGAACCATGCAACAGATGACAGGCCAAGCCATGACCACCCTCGCAAAGTCGCTGGATTCCAGCACCGGACCCGGTGCGGAGGCTATCACGGGTGTGCATAACTGTGTGAATGCTGGGGCAGACGGTGAAACCGACGCCAGCGCTGCGGTCACCCTCCATATCACTCACAACCGCGTCATCGCCACGGCGATGCTGAACATGGGACCGGCCAAGATCGCGCAGTGCGTTTTCGAGCGCCGCAGGGGCAGCAGGAAGGGCTGGGAACTGGTGAGGGGAACCGACTTCAAAGACGAGAACAGCTGGATTTCGCCCGAGCTTGCCGACCTGGCCAACCGCATTCCGTTCCCCTACGAAGTGGCCAACATGCTGCCGGGCAAGCGGGCAACCGCCGCCGCCGTGGCGCAGGCTGCGCAGGAGGTGGCCAATGGCTGATTTCGTCGCACTGCTGGCCATGTGCGTGCTGCTGCCGGTCTCTGGCGCCACCATGCTCAAGATGTGGCAGACCCGCCCACCCCGCCGCCGGCACAGCGGCCTGGCCGTGGGCCAGATCCCACAGGCGCTGCGCCGCCGTGCCCCGATGGCCGTCCGTCGGGAGGTCATCCATGGCTGATGTCGATGCCGCCCGCCGGTTCCTCGCGGCCGAGGTCGAGAGCGCTGGCCTGCCTCACGTCGCCGCCGGCATCCTTGCCGGTAACAGCCCCTTCGCCCAGGGTGCGTACACCATTGCCGTGGCGTTCGCGCTGGCTGCACCGTGTGTCGATTGTGACGGCGCGCGGGAGGCCGCATGACACAGCGACAGAAGACGCCACTGCGCGCCCTCCCCGCCTGTCCGGATAACCACCCGGCGCGGTACATCCACGATCTACGTCGCGAGGGCGCGGGCGGTGGCCACCTTATCGAATGCCGTTGCAGCACCACGGCGAAGCACCCGACGTTCGATCTGGCGTGGGCGCACTGGCACAAGCAGCACGGCCTGCAGCCGACCGCAGCGGCCGTGGAGGAACGGTTGGCAAGCAACGTGTTACAGATGAAATTGTTCGCCGCAGGGAGAGCTTGAGCATGGCGCAGATCCTGCACTTCCACGATCTACAACGGATCTGCGCCCCTGACGGTCCGCCCCCAACACCAACCACGGTGGAGCGGTGGGCGGACGCTCAAGGGATTCTGTATAAGTACGACCGGCGCGGGCGCATCTGGACCACGGTGGAGGCCATTAACGCGGCCTTGGGTCTGCCCGGCGCAACGGCACTGCCACACGAATCGACACTGCTGGAACTGGTTTGATGACACGTGGTCGAAAAAGGAAGTTCAACCCGGAGATCCCTGGTCACATCGACCAGGGATCGCTGCCACGCGGCGTGTATTGGGGCGAAGGCCGTTGGTACGTGCTCGACCCACACCCCGAGGGCATCGGGCAGAAGAAGGAAACGGTGGCCTCGCGGCGCGCCCGCCTTTCGGATCTGCACGCGATCATGGAGGCGCGAGCCGGCGGCAACGTTCGCGGAACCCTCGAATACCTGGTCGAGGTATTCAAGCGATCCAGCGAGTACGTCGACCTGTCGGAGAAGTCGAAAGAGAGCTACGACTACTGCGCCGCAAAGGCGTGCTGCTACCCTCTGCGCGACGGGCGTCCGCTTGGCCAACAGCGCATCGAGCATCTTTCGGTGCCGGTCCTGCAGCGGGTGGTGGAGACCTTGGCCACCGGACGGCCGGCCATCGGCAAGCTGCCCATGATCCCGCCGACCCCAGCAGCGGCCAACCGCGTCGCCAGTTACCTGCGGCGTCTCTTTGCATGGGGTATCCGACACGGCCATTGCTCCACCAATCCGGCTGATGGCATCCGCAAGGTGCGTGAGAAGCGCGACGCGCGCATGCCTGAGCACGACGCGTTCGACGCGGTGCTGCGGTTCGCACGCACGTGCGCCAGCCGGCAGGCGCATACCGCTGGCAGCTGTCCGCCCTATCTCCCTGCAGTCATGGTGCTGGCCTATGCGGTACGCCTGCGCGGCATTGAGGTGAACACTCTCACCGACGCCAACCTGCAGCCGGAGGGTATTCGCAGCAATCGCCGAAAGGGGTCGCGCGACAACGTGACGCTGTGGACCAAGGATCTGCGCGCGGCCGTAAAGTGGCTACAGTCCTACCGGGACGAACGAATGCAGGCCCATGGGCGGCCGGTGCCGATCAAACCGGAGCAGCGACGCCTTCTCGTTTCGGAGTCCGGCACCCCGCTCACGAAATCAGCCCTCGACAGCGCCTGGCAACGACTGATCCGCCGTGCCGTTGAGGAGGACGTGATCGAGAAGGAGCAGCGGTTCGCGCTCCATGGGCTGAAGCATCGGGGAATCACCGACAGCGAGGACAAGAGTGCTGGAGGGCACGTGACCGAAGCCATGCGTCAGCTGTACGACCATTCTGTACCGGTGGTGAGAGCGGCCGTGAAACCAAAAAAGAAGAGCTAATTTTACCGGCAATTTTACCGGTGGATGCAAAAAGGCCAGCGCACCGCGCTGGCCTTTTCCGTTGATAGCCCTATTTTCAAGGGCTTTCGGTGCTTCCCGAGTGGTGCCGCTTATCCGAATCGAACGGATGACCTACTGTTTACAAGACAGTTGCTCTACCAACTGAGCTAAAGCGGCATGGGTGTTGCACCCGCGGCAGTGCCGCGGTCCGGGGATTCTAGCGCAACCTTGCGCATTCCAGCGACCGGCTCTGTGCTGCACCGCTGCGCTGCTGGGCCTGGGTCGGTTGCGTGCCTGCCGCCAGCTGCCCTTCCAGCCACCACTGGCCGGCGTCGCCGCTGGCGACCAGGCGCGGCTGGAAGCCGGCAGCCTGCACCGCTGCCATGCGGCGCTCGGCGCCTTCGCGGTTGCGGTACTGGCCCAGCGCCACGGCGTTGGCCTCCTCCCCTTGGCTGATGATGTAGTAGTCGCTCAGGCCGGCGGCGACGATGCGCTTCACGGTGGCCTGCGCTT